TTGTTAAACTTTCAATATCCCCCTAGTGATTAACTAGTAGATAAATTACAAAGTGTGCCTTTTAGGCAATTTAATAATCAACAGTCTTTTAGTAGACACAATGAATAAAGTCAAATTTGCAGACCAGACCCATAATGAGGTCTTTAATCATCACAACCAGATGTATTTAAATGAATTTTATAATTCATTAAGCAAGAATACATTTGAAATAAATTACCCAGTTACTTATGAGGAACTTAAAGCATTAAATCAAGTTTTTGCTCCTCTTACAATACACGTGAATGTTGATTCATTCAAACCACATCGATCACATGCCTTATTCGCAATCGGTATGGCAATTGGTGATAGAATATTATCTTCACACAATAAAGAAGGAAATATAGGAATTGGACCTTCTTTTGATGATATTGACAAGTACAAACATGCATGCTATATGATAGATGCACGTGATGAATCACGTATAACCAAAACAATACTAGCTGGTAATAAATCACAGACTTTACAAACTTTACGTAATGGTAAAGATACCATTCATGCATGTGCACATGGTGCACAAAATTGCGATTTTCCTGCGAAAACCGCAACTATGAATAATGTATACGACATGTCACCGCAAGACATTTTAAAAACATTCGAGAGCCACGGTCTGCTAGCACTTGATATGTTTCTCATGCTCCCACCTGAAATAACTTACGGAGTGTGGAATGTATACAATGAGTATGGTTACAAAGTAGTGGAACATGAGAATTCCATTTCAATGGTGTTCAAATGTAATTCACTAGGATACATACATAATAAACAAACTTGGAAAGCACTTTGCACCGTAAATGGGCTTGTGGGTAACACATTCAATTTGATATTTGAACGTGTACGAAGCGTTGGTCCATTCTTCCACGTTAAAGTTTCACGTGTGAAACTTGCAGTGGATTTGATGGTGCATTTGAATTGCAAGTATAACAAATTCGTAGAAGTGTTTGATCTAACAAAGCGCACTAAAGATATACTCGCGGCTTGCCGCAAGTATGCTGTTTCTGAAACGCAAGCGCTCTCTAACATCAGACGAATTCTACGTCGTGAGAAGAGAATTCTTGTTCCAGACACTATATGGAACAAAGTTGTGCAGCAAGCCGTTGCACGACCAGACGAGAACTTCACGCGTGGCAATATTGCTTTACACATGAAGGCTGTAACATCAAAAATTGTTATCAGTGGTGATGAATTGCAAGAAGGCTACGAATTGTCTGCGGAGGATTTCCATATCTTCCTTGTTGCTGCTTATATGGAAGCAGCTGTGCTTAGACAAAAAGAGACAAAAGCGATTGGGATGCTTAATAACTTCTTGAAAGGTGAAACTGAGTGGCAAAGATTCCTCTCAAACGTGGAACATTTCTTTACGAAATGTGATCCAGGTTATAATGATTCCCTTTTTCCTGATTTCCCAACTCGAAGACTAGCTGATCTTTTGGAGTTACATAATATGGTGATCCTTGTTCGTACAGATCATTTAACTCCCTTTGAATATGAACACGTCTTCGAAGCATCAGAGAAGTTACCCACTTGGAAAGGGTATACCAGTGACGGAAATTGTCTTGAAGAGTCCGTAAACACAATAGTCTACGGTCATACTGATTACGCTCTCAAGACTTCGAGCACTGATGAGATAATCAGTACATCCATAATGAATAATGTAGACATATGTAATGGCCACGCTAGACCAATTATGGATCACACTTATTGCCGTCACGGTATAAGTAAAAGAGCAATTAACATTGGGTTTGGTTTTAAACCAGACCCTGATTTTGTTAGTAAATATGAAAGGTGGAGTGCAGACCCAGTACGTGATATTGACATCAAACACCCAAATGTCAGTAAACTACAATTGGCTGTACGAGCATTAGATCCTACCTGGGACTCACATATGAGAGCCTTTAAAAATTTGCTCAAGCACCGTCGTACATGCGCCAAGGTCGACGTTGTTTGTGCCAACCCTGGTAACGACCTGCATACAGTGCCCGTTAGAACAGTGAACTTTACTGATTATCCAGATGTATACGTACGAGACCGTGCTTGGTCAAATGATACTGATTTTGTCATTGATCGTAATATACTTTGCAGTGAATGCATCAAAAATCTGGATAACATATATGCAGATTTTGGTTTAGAACCAGATGACGAACTTTGCATGGTGCAATTGCGTGCCCTGCAAATTCTCATTAATGGTGATAAAAGTTTCGTGCTCAAATTACAAAGATTCGGCACTTCTTTGGCTTCTGGATTGCGTGGCATACCAGAAATTTGTCGTTTGATCAAGAATTATCAATTGCGTGCTTATAACAGCGATAATCCAAATGAAGTGTTTATTCACAATACACCTGCTATGTCAAAACCCGATTTGTTCAATCAAACCTTTATGGATTTTGACAAGTCAGTCTCTTATGCTGCTGGTTTCTACGAGGCATTAACGAGTCGTGAAATACAACAAGATTATCTGGATCGCATTACGGCCGAGCTGAATGAGAGTCCCTCCTGGGATGATGCTGACCTTAAACCTTCGACAACATTTTCAGGAGATCTCATCATGACCGAAGTTGGAGAGACTAAGAAAGAAACGACTGAGAAGGTCGATAAGGAGAATGACAAGGCTAAAGATTGCAAGTGGATTAAAGAACTTACTGTTTATGATAATGGAGATGCAATGACTATAGGCCCTTTGGATGATGAAGCCTCAACCACTATCATTGTTGATTCCATAGACAACGTTCCCAAAGTCATTGACACTATTTCCAAAACTGATTATTACAACAGGTATGCCGTAGTGGACAAATTAGAGAAAATAATGAAAACCTACCACAATCAGACTGTTAGTGATGCTCCTGTACCTGTTGGTACTCTTAGAGACTATCCACCAATGGTACAACTTGACAGTGATGATGATAGCGATGATGAATTAGACGATGAGGTTATCAATCTCAAAGCCCGTATCAACCGTCTTTTAGAAGGAGTAGAGAAAGCAAAAGAAACGGTCGACGATAGCATTTGCGCAGAAGATAGCGCAAGTAATATTGATCCAAAATCTCGACCAATGATTCTACCACTTGTGACTGAAGAACAAACTATGGAGTATGCAAAAGCAGCTCTTGATGAAGCAACGAAAAAGTGCCACGACAGTAACTATGTGGCAATCAAACCTGACTTCAGTTATCAATTAAAAGCAATCGAAAGTAAACCTCTCACCAAGGTGCTTGAAGATTGCGTAATAGATATTGACTTACCCGATTTCGACAACAAGGTTCCTGATATTGTCGTTGAATCGCCGAGTTCATCATCAAGCGCAACCGATGTTAGTGATTTGCGTGATCCTGAGTTAGAAAAGTTCTTGTATGGAGATAAGGATAACAAATCGTTAACTTCAAGCATGGCTTCAATGTTGAGACCACCTATAACTGATAACTTACATGAACTCGGCGAGAAAGTGGCACAGATTGGAAAGAAAATAATAGAAAAAGAGAATGCAGAGAAAGCGAACGCTGAGAAGAAGAGCACTGAGAGAGTGAAAGCTATTTCAAAGTTGCAATCTGTGAAACCGAAAGTTGAAGAACCAAAAGAAAACGAACAACAGACTAAAACTTATAGCGCCATGGTTAAACGACCAAAGCCAATCACTGAAAAGCAATGTGCGAAAATCTCCGCGATTGTTAACCAAAAAGAAAAAGTCAAAGAAAAACCAGTTAAACAGATCGAGGAGAAAGAAACTAAAGCTATTCCTGTGCCACCACCACCACCAAAAGAAGTTGAACTAAAGGCGACAACCTCAATAGTCAGCACTCCTACTCCAGAGAGGAAATTTGTTCGGGAGAAGAAACAAGAGAGCAAGATTGCGGATTGTGTTGATTCCCCAATAACAAAAACAACGGAATATAAGACTTCAAAACCAACGCTATATATGATACTTGATTTTGAAGCGACATGTGAATACAAGAGTGTGCTTGCAACACAAGAGATAATTGAATTTCCTTGCATCGCATACGACCCTGTACGGAAAGAAGTTCTGTCCCGGTTTCGTAAGTATGTGCGACCACAAATTAATCCAAAATTGACTGATTTCTGCATGCATTTAACGAAAATACAACAAGAGACTATCGACAAGGCTGACACATTTAAACATGTTTATGCCGCTTTTCTGGGATGGTTAGACAACTTCCCAGATTTTGAATTGTTATTTGTCACGTGCGGTGATTGGGATCTGAACACAATGCTTCCAAACCAATGCAAGATTGCCCACGTGCCGATTGGCAGAACATATCGATGGATTAACTTAAAGACTATAATGAAAGAGTACACGAGGTTTCGTGCAGACTCTTTAACAAAAATGTTGGAATTTTATAAACTTCCTTTTGTGGGTCAACAGCATTGTGGACTTGACGACTGCGAAAACATTCTAACTGTTTTAAAGAAGTTGTTGAGTTACGGTCCCTTTGATCATCTCGCAATCACTGGAAGGTTATCCTTCAAGGAACGAGTTTTGCAATCAGTGAACAAGGTCAGTTCAGTTGCGTCCAGTAGTTTACACATGAAAAACAAAACCAATGTAGCCACTACTAGCAATTTGAGCACATCGACAGAAAACAAAGTTTCAAAATCTGAAACAAAAGTTGGTAATAAACCAAGCTCCACTGTCCTTTCTAATGTTAGTTCCAATAAACCAAAGGTACAACAAACACCTTTAAGACCTAAAACAGTCAATCGTGTCACTGGCACGAAGAAAACCGATGAACGTTCGAAGAAGAAACTGCGTAAAAATGCCATGCTTGTGCAGTTATGGCACGTGCGCGAGCGTAAAATGGTGCTTACTTCACCCCAAGATGTGGAACATGAGGAGGATCAGATGGTAAAATTGGGCTTCTATTTACAACTTAGTGAAGATTTACAACGGTATGTTCGCAAACCTGATGTGTGGAATGAAGCTATGAAATTAGTTGTAAATTGTCCTGAACTCAAACCTAATACAGATAAATTGTATCATCCATATAAATCTGATGATAAATACACTCGGGTTGATTTATTCTCCTCTGATGAATTACCAACAAATGGTTGTCTTGAACGGCACTTGGTCGGGCGTGATGATTATTCACGGTTATGTGCAATCCTGTGCAAAGAAAGAGGAGTTCGAGTTGTGACTTGTGCTTGCAAGTTATGTGATATGTTAGTTTATTCACACCGTCAAGAAATACACGTTCAAGGAGAAAAGCTTGACGGCGATTTACGTGAAATTCCTGAAGTACGAAGTGGTAGAGTTAGTTTTAGCATTGATATCAAGAAACAAAAAGAGATGTTGATGGCTGCTAAAATAGAATTGAATGCGGCGACGGATAAGTACTCTGAACTTAATCATAAGGCCTCCAAAGTCATTGAAGTACTTCTGAAGAAACCCGATCTTCGAACTGAATTCACTGTGAAAGGAGTTACCGGATGTCCTGGTTCTGGCAAAAGCACCTGGGCTCGAAAGTATTTGCATCGTGGTTATACATTTGTTTGTCCATATCAACGACTTGCGAATGAATATAAAGATCATGGTAGACGTGCAATCACTTTCGTTGCAGGAATTTTGCGTGATATTGACTACGCATGTTTAGATGAGGCTTACGCCTTTCCTCCAGGTTTGTTTTTGGTCTATTTGCATTTATGTAAAGAAGTAACTGTCATCGGGGACCCGAGGCAGATGACAAACGTGGATGAACACAGGCTGTATCGCGGCACTACAGTGAGTCAGCTCTTTGATTGGAAACAACTGCCTGAACTGAAAGTTTCTTTCACTATGCCGCTGGACATCACTTACATCTTGAATCAGCATTTTGGCTATAATATTACTACAACTTCTAATGTGTTGCGTTCAATTTATTCAACAAGTTTAGGCAATATTGTTGATAAGAAACATTTTTGCTTCTTAAAGAATACAGATCTTGCCTGCACTAAAGCTACCACCGTCGCGAAAATTCAAGGTGAGAGGACTGAAAATACTTACCTATTGATTGAACCAACAGCCAATACCTTGTTGAAAGAAGCTTCTGGTCAACTTGTTGTCGCTCTGTCTCGACATAGTAAGAAACTGTATTTTAATGATGGAAGTTATTATTTTAAGACTTACATTACTGGACAACCTGCATGGTACCAGCACACTTGTGAGATCAAAGGAATGGAAAAGTTCCATATACAAGGGCAACAATATACTGCACATGCCTCTCGTTTCTTCTCAAAAGTTAAGTCTTTCGGGAAAGATCTTAAGAAAGACATTTGGTCCACGAAATATGGAGGTTATGCAGGGCGAGTCAAGACTAAACGTCACACAGGTAATTCGACCGGTGCGGCAAAAGTCATTCATGCATACATACCTGACGAGACCCGTATCAATCTTGAAAGTTTTGGTGCGCAACCAATGGATGCAGATCTCGTTATTGAAGAACGTGTCGTTGATCACTTTGATCAAGATCCTGATTATGTTCCACACTTTGATGATGGGTATGACTTCGCTGTTGCAAATGATATTATAAATAAAGTGGCTCCAACACTTAATCAACAGGAAGCATTCCATGGAGTGGTCAATCATGAATTTGATTTTAAATCGAAGACCAAAATTACAAATCCCGAAGGTCTAGCGTTGCACGTCGATCGTAAAGTAAGACGCTTTCCAGTGCCACAACGCGGGCAACCCATGTATATGGACGATGCAGGACAAACCGCCCATTGCTATGAACGACGTTACGCAACACCAAGGACAAGGAAGGATCAAAAAGATGAAGGCAAACAGATGTATGCAGCATTACGGCAGCATTTTGAGAAAATTGAAAAAGTGACGGTTGATGAGGTGGCTGTTTCCCTTGCGGAATACTTGGAAAGAGTCAACGAAAAGAATGAGGTTCAGCAGAGTCACTTGATTGATGCTGAAGATCCTGCCACTTACATTTTCATTGATGGCTTTCTAAAACAGCAGAACAAAGCTTTAGTCACCGAAGAAGGCTGGATTCGCTATAAAGACGGTAATTTCAAAGCGGGACAAGGAATTTCTGCACAAAAGAAAGCTGTGAATTTGATATGCAGTGCATATTTTCGCGCTTTGATGGCAAAAGTACCAACTTGTTTCAAAGAATACCTTTGCCTAGCCAATGGTTTGAGTGAGACCGAACTAGATGATTTCATTGCAGGGAAATTCGTACCAGATTTTGAAAATCTTGAAAGTGACATTGCAGAATTTGATTCGACGCATGGCCCACAGTACGAAGCGTTTTGGATGGCCCTTTTGAAAGATTTTGGCGTTTTGAATTTTGCAACACATTTGGTGAGTGTGTTGAACCGTGCATGGCCTATTCAATATCGTGTTCGTGTGGTTGACATCATAACCATAATAATCGGTCTCTGCCGTGAGAAAATGCAGTCTGGACGTGGAGACACCATTGCCAAAAACACATTTATCGCGATGGCAAAGCTTTTGTGAATTTTAGAAGTTTTAGAACCGAAAATGATTATGGCGAAAGGAGATGATCTTTACATACATGCTAAGAAAATAATACAAAAACATTTTGATAAAAATTTTAAAATTTCAAGACCAATCGTGCCCTCTTTCGTGGGGTTTATAATATACGATAAATTGTATCTTGACATTCCTAAATTAACAGTCAGAGTTTTGAACCGTAATTATGCAGATAATAAATCAATCTCTGATTATATAATAGCGGTCAAGGATTGGTTGTCAGTAATTAAGAGTCAAGAACATTTAACCGTATGTTCGATTCTCAATGCAAAAAGGTATGGTTTAAGTGTTGCAGAATGCGAATATCTTTTAGGATTCCTTTTTGCATTTAGTCGGGGTCGCATAATAAATACTACTAATTCCAAAATTTTAGTTCGTGAAAGAAAACAACCGTTTGTCCTAAATGAATAGAAATTATTTTAGATTGGTCCACCACCAATTCAATGAATTGCGAAGAGATACTCAGGTGGCTTATGCTAGCCTGGCAGCTTTACTCTTGGTTGCTGGTCTTGCTACTACTGGTATCTTTACTTTACAGGAGATCAGCGAGAAAATTGAACACGACCCAGAACATACAATTATTGACGGTGTGATTGATGATGTTATTGAAATGTATTTGAATCAATTGTTTACACAACCTGGTTTAGCCTCACGTATAACGGCGCTCGGTGATCTTATTAAATCAATTAAAGAAATAATTGGCCCGATTCTTAAATATTTTACGAAAGATTCTGATTACCTTCTAGGAAACGTCACTGCAATATTAACAAATATAACCTATTCGAATTTAGTCTCCGATTTTATACTTCAAGAACTTATAGATTTAAATTGCGCAATACACAAATGCGAATCAATTGATGAAGATGACGTTTCCGATATGTTAAATTCCATTCTTGATTTTATCGAAGATCATCCAGCCTTACCTGAGAAGGTTTATGATTATTTCAAAACTTATCCCATCACTGCAGAATGTTTACACTTTAAACGCATTGCTTTATTGTCAGACGCAGACACACAACAACAACTGTCTGCAAGACCCGATCATGAAGCTTATGAAGTCGTGCGTCATTGTGTTTCAAATGGAGTTAATTGTCAACCTGTTAGATATGAATCGAAATGTAGTGATGGTAAATATTATTGTTTCGATGATGGCTTCTTTGCAATACCAACTTATGAGCCTTTCTCTTTTAAAGTTTTGCAAAATGAAGATTGGGTTATGGAAGGTGCTGATTATACAGACTTGGTCTATTTCCAAGGCAAAATTAGATACACACCACAAGCATACACCTATAAATTTCAATACTTAAAGTGTGTTGATGGTGAATTGCACATCTATACTTGTGAAGATACAGTAGAAAGTTGTGAATTGTACAATTTAGAAACAACATGTTATGGTGAGGGAAAGTATCTATTTTTGCCTATGCATGTTAAACGTCTCGATGAAACTTGGTGCTCGATTATGCCTGACCAAGCTGAAAGTTGTTCCATAGGTGATTCCTGGGTTGATTCTTTTTACTATGATTTCTGGTATTTCATAGTGAACGGTGCTTTTGGAACACATGTAACAGCTGAGTTCAAAGATCAAGAGTCATTTACCAAGAAATCAACAGCTTACACTTACTGTCATAAATGTGACGAGGGACCCTACCCTAGTGGTAGTGAGTTACTTATCGCCATGGATAATTTCGTGAACGCAAGTTTCCCAACCCAAGAATCAACATATGGAGGTATGGGCAATGGAAAACATTTGTGTTTGAATAAATACAATCTTTTTAAATGATGCTCATCACTCTACTGGTTATAACGGGTGCTTTGTCTCAAAGACCCGTTAATGATCTTGAGTTCATTGGCATTGTACCTTATCGTTCTTGTTCCATATTTAAACCTTGTGACATACATTTCGATTATAATAACGGTTACGACCCTTTCATAGTCATTAACGGAACTTATCCACAAAGATTGGGTTTTAAGACTTCAGATTCAAAACCCCATCTGAACATCACAATACCTGTGTATACCGCCGCTTTGAGAATTGAAGATAACGAAAACTGTATCTTTTACGGATTCACACGTACAGCATATTCTTTAGGCAAGGTAAACATAGGTTATCACGACGATATAATACAAATTGGCGTTACCTCGTACGCAGCCAGTTATTTCTGCCGACCCATCGGTGGTACTAAATTGGTTGACACGAGTGGTAGTTGGGAGAAGTGGTTTTTGGGTGATTGGGTGCCACTCAAACTTTACGATCCAGAATACGACGTTACGAGGACTTACGCATATGACGAAACCTTTGTTTGGCAACGTGATCTGTATCATCGCGCTCGGCCTATTCCTAGAGTGCCACGCAACGAAACAGTCGACCGTAGCTAGTCAATTGAAACAAATAATAAATTTGTTATCGTCTGTTGTTGCTTCTTCCAGTGAAGTGACAGTTGCCGAAAGTTCACTTGTTGCAATACAAGTCAATATCTATAAAATTTCAAAGAAATTGAATCATGAATTGGACGAGCAGAGACGCATTCTCGAGTCGTGGGAACCCACGATGCGTGAAGTATCCGGTTTCGTCCGTCGTGGTTCTAGTTATTCTACCTCTACTGGTTCTAGGGATCAAACCTTCATCGGCGATCTTCACTCAGAACCTTTCACAACCATTCTTAAATGTGTTGAACCACCCAACGAACGTATCTGCACTGTTCGAGCAAATAGCTGGTTCGAAGTCTACTATGCGCACCATACAAAGCGATCTGAATACTATCATTCGTTTGCTTGATTCTATGGTGGGTTTACAATCGGCCCGTGTGATATCAATGAATGCTTTGCTCGTTCAAATTAATTTGTTTTACGCAGATTTGAAATATCAACTGCATGCACTTAAACAAATTAATGTTGAACTAAACTTATGGGTACCAACAATGCGCGATCTTAAACCTTACATGGCCCATGGTGATCACGAGATAGTACTTGATGGTATGCCTCATACGCGCTTACGTGGTCATTTCCACGCCAAGCATTTGTCTCTAAATTGCATGGGTTTGACCCATACTTTCTGTTCGGCAAATGCGCATGGTGCGTACTTTGATGTTTCAGATGTCCGTGGGCATATCAAGCCGTTAAGGGGCGTTTAATAAATACAAATTTATCAAGATGGAGAAGACGGAGTTAGCAACAGCACAGGTTTCAACCCCTAAGGTTGTGCCTATTGGCAACAATGAGGCAATTCAGATCGATGAATTTGCTAAAGATGCTATTGTTGACACGCATGGCTCCACAACGTATCCATTTCGCTTGTCATTACCACCTGTTAAAATGACTTCGACTGATCTAGCAGGTGCATCTTTATTTGAGAAAACATTGGATGTGAATATTACCACAACTACACAAGAGCTCGGAAAGCAATTTATATATTATAAATATGTTTCCCTCGCGATTAATCTTAGGTGCACTGCTCCCTGGTCAACAGCCTCCGGTTCTGCACAAATTTATTTTAACCCCGATCCCGAGAATCCCATTCCCAGTGATCGTTCTGCAGCCATGGATTTTGTCATGCGTTTATTCGGCAGTAAACAACTCTCATCCAAGGGCGAGATTACTGCTGAATTTCCTGTATCGAATTTCGCAGCACCGATGTTCGGTAAGTGGCGTTATTGTCGTGCAGGTGAAAATTCTCAACCTAGATTAGAACAGTTTGGTACGGTCGGTGCGATTGTTCGTGGTTCACCCACTGAAGGAGATTATGCTATCTGGACTATGACCATGACTGGCGCAATCCAATTCAGAGCCGCGACCATCAATTCAACTATATCAACTCGCGAATTTCATTACCAAAGCACTAGTGTTGCGTCGGATTGGTCAATAATTGATGTTCAAAATATCAATCAACCACTCTTACGTTACTCTAAAGCTTTTCAGGGACCGGACTCTGCTGGTATGTTTTATTCTGATGATGCGGATACAGTTTATGTGATTGTTTCGCAAGATGGTCAGAGTGCACATTTTGCTGTTGACACACTTAGTGCGAACTATGTGATGTCTGGCGGCATAATGAATATCTATTTCGGTTTTATTGATGATACATCGTCAATAGATTTTGATGATTTAGATAGTCTTGATTTCGTTTTGACCACTCTAGATATCAGTGGCGTATGTAAATATGAGTTTGATTCATCACCAACTTATCGTCGTTTAGTTAGACGTGTTGACCCTGCAACTATACCTCAACGGTATTCTACATTTAAACGGGTCTTGACTGAGATGAGACTCGGACACGCAACTACCCAAAATGCTTTGTGTCGACATTCAGCACGAAAGCAATAAATACAAATTCATTAAATGGATGTGTTACAGTTCGTTGAGCGCTTCCCGCAAGGGTGGGGCACTATTTGCCATTTTGAAAAGGTCAGTAAAATACTGAATTTGATTTTTGGCACTTATAATTATTTTTACGTTGCAAATGGCAAATACCATGTGGTATATGATGGCTTGGTATTTCAACGTGATACATTACAAGAACTCCGTGAGTTCATTTTGTACCTTCTTTTGGTACGTGAATCGCGGAGGTTATTTACATTAGAAAAGTGTTCATGCCAAACACTTGTAATAATTGCTTGTCGTTCGAATTGCCCACTCGACGTTTCAAAAGAGTGGCCTGCAGATCTGGTCCTCTGGAATCAAGATCGTACAGGACATTATCGTTTCGAAGGACATGACAGCTTATCGAGCGTACTTGAAAGGCTGTTTTTAATGACATACGAGATTGTTGCATTTAATGCAGAACATCGTATTAAAGATTTTGCAATTTACAATGAGCTTCTCACTGAAGTTTCCTGTAGAGTGCATGAAATTAAAACACAGGTTTTTGCATATGAACCTGTATTAGAACTATTACAAAGTCTTGAGACTTAAGCCACAGTTTATTAATTTGATTACTTTAATTTTTCCCTGACTGTGCAAGG